TAGGTGGCCCCTCGGACTCTACTGATCTTAGCCATCAGAAACAGTTAGTCGTGCAGTTGCCGTAGTAGCAACAAGTAGTGCAACTGACCATCTTACCGTTGATGAAGTAGGTATGAGTGGTACAAGAGGCATATGCTGCACCTGCGAATAACAGACCTGCTATAGCTGCTGTGATCTTCTTCATGTCAGTCTCCTTAAGTTAGGCTAAAAAGGCACTTCACCATCGTCATCAATAGACTTGCGGCTAGGGAATGGATTGGCGTTCTGCTGAGTGGGTCTAAAGTTGTCTTCCTTCAGAGAGATCAACACCCCCTTGCTATGCTCCTTCGTCCAGGCGGCAATCTTGATCGTCTCTCCTGCTGCGTAGGCTCTCTCTATCCGCAGTTCTCCCTTCCAGTCTGGCGCACCCTGCTTGCCGTTCTTGGCGTTGGTGAATAGAACTCCTGACCCCGGTTTACGTTCTTGGTCGTATGCCATCTACTTTCCTTTCGCTAGGTGATAACGGGCAAATGTCTTCCCGTTTTGGCTTACTTCTTCTGTAAGAATGTTGTGACCCTTCTTCCGCAACTCATCAATCCGTGCCGCCAGCCGAAACACGCCCATCATTGATAGTGCTTCCATTGGAGTCAGAGTGTTCCCCGCCTCCAAAAATTTAAGGATCATGTTGCTTTGCGTCAAAGGGAGTCCTCCGACTGGCTCTGGTTCTTTTTTGCTAAGTCGTTAATCGCTAGCTTGGCCCTGCCGATTGCCGAACTGAGAACTTCGTAAAGGGCTTTGAACTCCTGGGAGATGGTTCCAATGATGAACGAGTTCTCCTTCTCTAGACCTTCCAGCTTGAGTAACTTATCGCCTGGAGTGAACTTCTTGGAGTCTGCAATCTTGTCCACCATAGTCAGGTAGGCATCCACCCATTCTTCGTTGTTTGCATGGCGGCTATACGCCTCCTGCATCCCTGGGATCATCAGAACGATACCTTCGCCCTGTTGGATGGTTTGAACCCCTTGGGAATCTTGTGAGTGATCTCCTCTGGGGGTGTCAGGAATGACCATGGGTTCGGCCCTGGCTCCGGGGATGGTTTCGACTTCGCTTTCGTCGAGCATACCGAGTCCACAGTGACTGAGGACTGCCCTGCGGATGGCTTTGGTAGTCGCTTTAAGGATGGCATTAGCAAGTGCATCACCTCTTGCGCCTGCGATGCTGACTGCACCTTGATTTTCACTAACGCGTCCATCAGCGCCTGTAACTCGACACGAGACAAGGTATATGTCATCGACCCGTTCGCGGTGAGTAATCTGAGTAGACAGTCGGTGGATGGCACAGAGTTGCTGCGTCGCGCTGGCGTTGGCATAAAGGACTTCCTTCCCGTTCAGTTTCAGTAAATCGAATGGCTTGGCAGCAGGGTCTAGCCCTGCGTTCTGGCATCTGTAGTTGTAATAAGCCACCTTCTGAGGAGGCTGTAGCTTGCTCAGATCGCCATTTATGACGATGGACTCGATGACTTTAGGGTCAAGTTCCTCTTTAAGGACAACTGTCCCAGTCGTGGGATTAATCGTTCTCACGTTGCTCATGATCGCTCCTTATTTGAGTAGGAACCGGCGGCTACCAGGCTGCTCGGTGACAAACTTCTCATAGATGTCGGGCATGGAGGACTTGAACAGTTCGGCATTGAACTTCTTGGATGCCTTACTAGCCTTCCAAGTGGCTAGGACATTGCCATCTACTGAGACAAGCTGGCTGGACTCCATCATGTAGCCCTGTATCTTGCTCACTAGGTCGTGTTCCTGGCCCTCCAGCGCCTTTATCTGCTCCTTTAGTACCTTGAGTACCTGACAGGCTTGCTCAAGGCTTTGGGTGGCTAACAGATTGGTTCCGTTGTCCTGGCGATAGACCAGCTTGGCAGCGTCTCCCATCGTCTCAGGGTCAAACGTACGGGCCTGGATGCGGCCCCAGAACTCCGCCATCTCCCTGGCATGGATGTCCTGTAGGTCTGCCCCGAAGGTCTGCGGGTAGCCCACAATCTCCTGACCGCCGAAGCAGACCACTAGCACTACCTGTTCTATCTGATGGACTGTGGCTTCATGTAGGCATTGCACCCGGTATCCAAGGTCTACCTGATCTGTGCCGTTGTCACCGTACTTCTTACGCTGGTGGATGCCTAAGTTCTTAACCTCGTACAAGGTGCGTCCGTCTGCGCTGATGTAGTCAAAGTGAGATGCTAGGTAGTTATGCTTCGGATGGTAGAGAGCATAGTCAGCGTCCTTGAACTCGATCTGATTGCGTCTGGCGTACTCCCGCATGATGGGCTCCTGCATTACTAGACCCATCTGCACTGCCTCCACCTGGCTCAGATCATCCTGTGGCTTGGCCCCTATCTTCTCGGCGTATACCTCACCGCCTCTGCCCTCAACGAACCTACGGGCATCGTTAGACCAGAGTGCCTTATTCCTTACTTCGGGAGAGAAATCAGACATGGCTGGCCTCCCGTGCTGACTTATAGCTTTCTTGCCAGATTTCGCTACTGACGTTGATCCCATCGATACGACCATCGATGTAGCAATTGGAGATGAAACTCGTCAGGAGGTACAGGTCTTGATCGTCCAGATGAGCGAACGAATTGTCCAGATAACGGCGTACAGCCGCCTTATCCCACTTCAATGGCAGTTTTGTTTCCATGATATTCCCCTTAAATTAGGACTAAATGAATGAATACAACGATACAACTATACACTACTTCTGCTTGTTTGACCACACTTCCAAACAAGTTTCTTCTAGCTGCCAGGAGGCAGGGTTCGTCTTCAGGGCATCTCTGATACCTAAGTTATATGCCCCAACAATGTCCTTAGGAAGGTCTAGGCTGGTCTGTAGGCTCTGTGGCGTACTAAATAGCTTGTCTGTTGCTAATACGGTCAACAGTGTCATTAGGATGCCTAGTGCGAACCCAGACCAATATGACTCACTCTTTACTTGTATCTCCATTGCTCGTCCTCCCATACGGCGATTGCCTCTTGAAGTTTGTGAACGTGCCATTTGATGTAGACATGGCGTATGTGGCTGGCAAGTGTCCATGTGCTGATGCCCATCAGTTCTGCTACTCGCTCCCGCTTAAGACCGGCTGCTAGGTAACTCATAGCCTCTGCCTGTCTCTTGGTAATTAGTCTGCGCTCAGACATTCTTCTCCTTTAGTTTGGCTTCAATTGTTGATTCGATAATTCTTTGTTCAGTTCGCACATCAACTGGCTCTGCCCATCGCCCACACTTATTACATTGCCAGTTAATCCTGTCGAATGAGTCTCGCTTTATTGTCCCGCCACCATGAAACCAAGAGCACCATTGTTCTGATAGCCACTTAGTCATGTGTTCTTCTCCTTTAGTTTGGCTTCGCTGCGGCCTGACGTTCTCTCGTTCACATCCAGACTTCTTACAAAAACCACCGCAAGACGGGCATTGTCTATTCACCGTTCTTCCCCCTTGCTCACCAATTGTCATTGCGATGTTGATCGTTGTCACGGTCAAGTTCCTCAACCAATTTGGCAACCGCCTCTCGCTCTGCTTGTATTAACTGTTCTAGCTTCTGGCGTAACTCATCCCGCTGCGCTAGTACGCACTCAGGTCTGTCACAGTAATAGCTACAAGTGTGCATAGTCATATCAGTCTGCCATCGTAGTTATAGGGAAATCAGGCTTCTTGCCGCCAATGACCTGGGCATTGACTAGCTGACCTTCCCTGAACTCCAGCCTCAGATTGGTCTTTAAGGATGTCTCCTGGCCCTCTCTACGGTACTTAAACCTTAGTCTCTCATCCGGGTCTATATGGGCATCAACTAGGAATACCTCATTGAAGAATGAACGGTTATAGGCCACCGTCCTCGTCTCTATGTATTCCTTCTCGGGATGTCGCACATACGACCAGTTCCCGTCCTTGTCCTTCCATTGCTTGATGCTTAGATCCACTTTCATACGCCCCTCGATTAAGTTAACAGTCACCGTTTAACGGTTTACAGTCATCAGACTAGCATAGATATAGACTAGTTCAATGATTTATAACTATCGAAATCTGATACCTATAGCCTGTGGATAACTATGTGGACAACTCTGTATAACTTGGGATAACTTTGGGGACAACAGAGCGTCTAGGGGTCGTATATAGGTAGGTTCTTCGTATATCGTAGAGTACTCTTATATATATAGTAGTACTCTACTATACGTCTGTTCTCCGTAGATACTACTGTTCTCCGTATATGCTTCGGTACTTCCTATATACGCTTAGTACTCTAAAAAAAAACATAGTAAGAAAAACAATCTACATAGCGTCTGTGGATAACTTTGTGGACGATGGGTCAACCGTTGGGGCAGCTTGGGTCATCTGCCAGCCTGCTGGTAAGATGGGTACGGGTCACTCTGGTAGTGGGCGAGGCCACTCTAAACAGCCCGTAACCTTTGGTGCAAAGTCCAGGGTGGCCCACCCGGCCTGATCTAGCCGTATCCAATGCAATGACCATGCGCTATCCAATTCCTATGCGCCTGCGCGTAAAACCTATTTTTCTACACTAGATAGGATATGCCAGGGTTCACTACAGACCATAGATCAATGCAGACGCATGGTTGACGCAATGCCGCAGCTATGCGAACGCATAGGGTAGACCTCATAGAATCGTCTATAAGGGGCTCTATGGTCTTAGGTATACCTTACCCTTACCCTATGCTTAGAATCGTCTCTATGGGGCTTATATGGGGCTTAGTGACTGTCCTATGAAAAGAAAAAGCCCCGTAGAGGGGCTTGCAAGGGTTATTGTGGGCTTATCGTGTCCTCATGGTAGCTGATACCCCATTACAGAATGTCTTATAGGTATGCCCCCCTAGCCTTATAAGTCTGCCGTGGGCTTTGAGGTATCTCAACCATGATGCTGCTCTTGATCGTGTCATTGCCGGGTCTGGCGTCAATTCTTGATTGTTGAAAGCCCAAAAGAACGTCGATTTTTTCATGGTTTCTCCCCTATTCGACCATTACGGCTATGGCAAGCATTAGCCAGAGCACGGCGTAAAACCCCATGCCTCCAATGATGACGGACAGCCAAAAGAGTAGGCCTTCGCCTGATTCTATGGATTCTTTGATTTTATTCATGGCCTTGCTCTCTTTTGTAGTCTTCAATCGTAGCCTTTAGGCGCTTTCCTAGGGTGTGAAAATTGCAGTCATCAAGACCAGCAAGCGCCACTTCTAAAACGCTATAGCCACACCAATTAAGCGCTTGCGCTAGTCTGATTCCCTCATTCTCTAGGTTTTCAACCGTGGGATTGATCTTATACATGGTCTTATTCCCCTAGTTCGGTAACATGGACAGTCTCAGCTCCTAGTTCAGACTGAGCCCTATTCGCTACGTCTGCGCTATCGGTAACGAATCTTTTGCCGTCTGGAAGTGTGACTAAAATCAAAATGCGATATTCGTAAAGGTCGAATTTTTCGCATAGGTCTGCAATGAATGGTTCAGCATTAAGTATGCTCATGATGTTTCCCCTTGATTAGGTTAAGGATTGACACGGATAACCCGTATCGCATAGCCCTAGAGTAAGGGCTATACGCTAAGGGCTAGCCTAGGCTGCTAGTGACTGATTGAACCCTTCCAGTTTTTTGCCCATGTCAGCAAGACGGAAGGCAAACAAGAATCGGTTGGGATGATGCTTGGAGGTCGCAGCCCATGAGCCGAAAGAAGAATTGCTGCGCTCTATTCTCCAGGCATAGCCCTGAGCGTCGTATCCAAGATACCCACTCTGGCAGGGATGACGCTCTACGTTATGAGGTAATTTCATGATCTGACTCCATTAAATTGTTGATCCGTACTCAATGGCGAAAATAGGTTCCCTGGTAACCTTATCGACTACCACAAGATTGTATTGGTCATCCTCAATATCACCCTTAGACGCATCAGTGATAAACCCTTGATCTTGCAGCTCTCTTAAGATCATGTCGTCATCCTCAATGCTTGCAAGTTTTATCTCGCCAGCATTGAACCATTGATTCCACTCGTAACCCTCATCAGGGTTACCCCACGCATCAATACTTAATACTTTGTAAGTTTTCATGGTTTTTTCTCCGATTAGATTAGGAATGACAGGCGAATGCCTATCCCCTAGCCTTCAGTAAAGGCTAGAGGCTAGACACTACTCTGCGGCTTTAGCCTCGCAGTCAGCGAGCATATTGTTAGCAATTTCCCACCAATCGACTGACTGAAGAAAAGCGAAGGCATAGTCCCTGGCTAGACCCTCAGAACTACCCTCAAAAATCAATTCTTCAGCGTATTCCCGCAGCGTATCTTTCAGCTCGGAAAACGTTAGCAATCGATGGCCAGTCAATTCTTCAATTGTCACCCCATCGAATACCTCTAGGTTTACCCTCCAGGTTTCGTAGTTTGTCCAGCCGTTGTATTTCTCACTCATGATGATTCCCCTATAAGATTGATTAGGACTAACGAAAATCTTCTACCGATACCGCAACAGCCAGCAAGAACGTGGCAACAGAGAGAACAGCAAACGCCCATGCAAGACCGATACTGATGTTTGACGCATAGAACGCAACAGCAAGAAACATCATTCCGATAGCTGGAATGGCTAGAAATAGGAAAGTAAACAATGCTGCGAATGCCCGGATGCTGCGTGATTCCATGTTGATTCCCCTTGTTAGTGTTTAGGATGTTACGACTATAAGTAGAGAGTATGTTAACGCTAACAGGTTCCCCCTATATACGAATATTTTTTAATCGAATACTCTACGTCTATAGGTTCTACCTATAGGCGTAGAACCTACCTATATAAGTAGAACCGTTGACGTAGAACCTACCTATATAGGTAACTCTTACAGTCGTAGAACCTACCTATATATAGGTAGAACCATGCTTATATAGGGGAGAACATAAGAGCATGGGGACAATCGTATGGGGATTGGTATCCATCCCGCCCCCGGCAGATAGGTATTCTTGCCCCTCCTGGGTCATCGGCAATGGGTAGGCTAGGGTAAAAGACACGTCGCCTTATACGCCCGATAAGAGGCATTCACGGGCATGGTCTGATCTGGACGCCGTGATGACGTGTATTGGTGGGACATCGATGGGCCAGGCACCCCCTCGGTTTGTGCGCCCCATCCCGCTTCCCGCCCCAGGAAAAAACGGGTATTTCCCTTTTTGATCTACACTACGTTCAAAGGAGGGAAGTGTTATGTATGAGATTGAGAGAGGGATAGAGTTACCGAGGGTGAGGGTGAAGCATGAGTACCCGTATGAGTTAATGCAGGTGGGAGAGAGTTTCTATGTGCCAGATGGGAACATGAACTTGTTATGTAACTACAACAGGGTGAAGGGTAGGAGGTTAGGGCGTGTATATGTTTGCCGTAAGGAGGGGGAGGGTATTAGGGTGTGGAGGGTAAGTTGAAGGTGGGGGGGTTGGACTGGCAGGTCAGGCAGGTGGTAGAGACTGCGTTGAAGATTGGGGAGCAGTATTGCAAGGAGTCGTATTGGTTTTATAAGGGGATGGATAAGGATCATCAGCACTGGGATTTCTTTCAGCGGGTGTTGAAGGAATTGACGATAGAGATGAAGGCGAGGGGGTGGATATGAATGTTGAATATGCGATGTATACGATGAGGAGTCCTCATCAGATGGGGATCATCTGTGTGGATGTGACCAATAAGTGTGATCTGGCCTGTTCTAACTGCACTAGGTTGTTGGAGAACCAAGAGGGGTTCTGGGAGATGACTCCTGAGAACTTCAGGACGGCACTTAGAAGCCTAAGAGGGTATCGAGGGATTGTGGCAATGATTGGTGGCAATCCCTGTATGCACAGGAACTTTGAGGAGTTATGCGAGATATTTAGGGAAGAGGTGCCATGTAAGCAGCAGAGGGGTTTGTGGACGAATAATTACTTCAAGCACAGGAAGGTGATTGAGGAGACGTTTGGGGTTTACAACCTGAACGCGCATGGGGAGAAGAAGGCGGGGGAGCAGCTTACGGACTTGGCTGAAAAGATGAAGGCAGACGATGAGGAGAACATTGTCTGGAACTATGTAGAACACGCAGACCATGCGCCCCTGCTGACCGCTGTTAAAGATCTTTACCCCGAGCCAGAGATGTGGATGAAGATCAGCCAATGTGACATCAACCGGGAATGGTCGGCATCCATTGTGCAGAACAAGGGGGAACTGAGGTACTACTTCTGCGAGGTGGCAGCCTCCTTCGACTTAGCCCGTGGAACAGACTATGGCTATCCCATAGAGGATGGCTGGTGGAAGAAGCACCTCCTACAGATGAGATCTCAGGTAGAGAAGTTCTGCCCAGGATGCGGAGTACCTGCCAAGCAAAAACCGTATAAGGACTACGAAGAGGTGGATGTCTTCACAGAGACAAATAGAGATTTGGCTGAGAAGTCCACCAAACTGAAGAAGAGGAAGGTTATATACCTTAATCCTCAAGAGCGTGTAGACGCTCCTAGACGGGTTACGCAGTATGGGGTGCTGTCATGAGACTCCTACCCGCTGTAGTGACAAGTACCATCGGCAGAGACTGTCTGATGGAGGCTATAGAGAGTGTGGCTGCTCAGACAAGACCTGCTCGCCATTACATCTTCATAGACGGCCCAGAGGTGGAAGAGAGGGCTAGGAATGTCATAGAACAGTCCAATCTGGCTGAGAACACGACAATCATTCCCCTGCCAAACAATACGGGTAAGAATATGTATACCTGCTCCCGTATCAATGCGATGGCGGCATACATGATTACTGAAGATGTAATCCTCTTCCTAGATGACGATAACTGGTATGAGGAAGATCATGTCGAGACGGTGGTAGGACTTATGGAGAGGCATAACCTAGACTGGTCATGTTCCTTGAGAAACATAGTTGAGGATGACGGTTCCTTTGCCTGCGCTGATGAATGTGAGTCCTTGGGCTTATTGAAGAACCATGCGGGCCAATACCATGTAGATACCTCTTGCCTAGCCATGAGGACGGACATTGCTCAGAAGGTGGCACCCTTCTGGCAGCATCAGAAGTGGATGGACAGGGTGGTGCTTAGAGCCATCGTAGAGGCGAAGTTCAAGGGTGGCTGTACAGGTAAGGCTACGATGAACTACAGGCTCTCTAAAGACGGTTTAGGCAACATGGGCGGCAATAACTTTAAGGCACTAAGCCAGCGCATGATTGAGTTAAATCCTGCCCGCCCCTGGGTCAATGAGGTCACTTATAAGTTTGGCAAATGAACTTTGACCGTCAGAAGTTCTATCTCTTCTGTAAGCACCTAAAGATAGAGACCAAAGAGCAGGGTATGCGGATACTCGGGCAGCAACTGCTCGGTACGCAGACCTACGTCATGGATGAGGTTGCCAGAGGCTTGGCTGAAGACAAGCACTTCTTTGTCGTGCTAAAAGGTAGGCAGTTAGGGATTACTACCATCAGCCTAGCCCTAGACCTCTACTGGCACTTTATCCATGCCGGTATGCAGGGTACGCTCACCACCGACACAGAAGAGAACCGTGAGCAGTTCCGTAGCACCCTAGCCATGTATATGGACGGGCTGCCAAAGCAGTACAAGATTCCTCTGATGAGCCATAACCGCAATCAGATGGTCTTGAAGAACCGTAGCCGTCTCTTCTACCAAGTAGCCGGTATACGCGCTAAAGGCGGTCTAGGACGCGGTAAGGGCATCACCTTCCTCCACGGCACGGAAACATCCTCTTGGGGCGATGAGGAGGGCTTGGCTTCCCTGCTAGCCTCATTAGCGGAAACTAACCCCCTTCGCTACTATATGTTTGAGAGTACCGCCCGTGGCTTCAATATGTTCCACGATATGTGGACTACCGCTAAACGGGCGAGAACCCAGAAGGCAATCTTCGTTGGCTGGTGGCGAAACCAGTTCTACTCTGCTGACCCAAACTCAGACGTATACAAAGTCTATTGGGACGGAAAGTTATCCGTAGAAGAAAAGGAGTGGACTAAGGACATTCGCAAGATCTACAACTACGAGGTCAATAGTAGGCAGATCGCTTGGTGGCGCTGGAAGCTGCACGAGGGCCTTAAAGACGATGGCCTGATGTATCAGGAGTTCCCGCCTACTGAAGACTATGCCTTTGTAATGACGGGTAGTTCCTTCTTTTCCACCGCACGTTGTACCGACATGATGAAGGCTGCCAAGCGGCAGGCATTTGTCCCCTATCGGTTCAGTATGGGTGCCAACTTCCAAGACACACAATTAATTAAGTCATCTGAGCGCCTCTGTACCCTTAAGATCTGGGAAGAGCCAGTGGCTACTGGCTACTACGTCATAGGCGCAGACCCGGCCTATGGTTCATCAGACTGGGCAGATCGCTTCTGCCTGCAAGTCTTTAGATGCTACGCAGACGGTATGGATCAGGTTGCCGAGTTTGCTACCAGCGAACTCAATACCTACCAGTTCGCTTGGCTAATCTGCTACCTAGCCGGTGCCTATACGAACTCCACCCTCAACCTCGAAGTCAATGGCCCAGGCCAAGCCGTCATCAACGAGATCAGAAACCTTAAGCGCCAAGCCACTTCCCTGCCCCCACAGCAGGCTAGAGAACTGCACAACGTCTTGGCGCACATGAGTCACTATATGTGGAGAAGAAACGACTCATTCGGCATCTCCAACAGCATAGGGTGGGTGACTACTCACTCTAGCAAGGAGAGAATGCTCAATTACCTTAAAGACTACTTTGAACGCGGGATGCTCAATATCTACTCGGAAGAGTGCATTGACGAGATGAAGGGCATTGTGCGCGACGGAGGCACGATTGCTGCCGCCGGTAGGTCAAAGGATGACCGCGTGATTGCTGCGGCACTCGCTGCGGCGGCGTATGCAGAGCAGGTGCAGCCCAGACTGATCCAAATGCGCCTCACTAGAGACAAAAAAGAGGTGCAGGACGCGGAATCTGACCATCCTGGGCAGGCGCAGGTACAGAAACAGGTCGGAAACTATCTCAAAGCATTGGGGTTTGAATGATAGATGTTCTCACTATTGACGAAATACGCACCCGTTTGGACGTTATGAGGGCGCAGAGACGGCGTGGCTTCTCTATCCAGATGTTTGCCAAGTTCGCTGGCGTGGACTATCGCAACCTCAAGAAGATGTTTTTTGAGAAAAACGAGGTTCCGATTACGAATTTAAGCCAGAGAAAACTCTCCCGCGCCCTGCTAGCCCTCGAAAAAGGGGAGGCAGGGATGCGAATAGACATTGCCGGTAGGAAGAAACTGGACTACCACCCGCCTAAAGACTTCGGCCTGACGCTTAGACGCGGCTATCAGATCAACTTTGCCAATGGCACGGTTGGATTGACGGTCAAACCCGTCAATAAATACGACTTCAATAAACAAAATCTATTGAAAAAGGGGCGATGATGAGCGTAATCAATGACTATAAATGCCCGGTTCACGGCTATTTTGAGGGCCGTGAGGCGGTCTGTCCGGCAGGTTGTACCGACGTAAGTGTTGTCTTTTTGAAGCCAATTGGTGTAAAAAGCGATAGTACGAAGCATAATGACCGTACCCTTAACCAATTGGCACTGGATTTCAAGATGGGTGACATCAAATCGACAAGGGAAGGTGAGGCACAGCCACCGCGCTACGCAACACCCAACAATCCTTTTGCGCCGCGTTGGGGTTCGCCTGGTGAACTCGGTGGATACAACCTCAATTCCATCAACGGTGAGGCAGTATCAGGTATGCAGGCCGTTAAGCAGTCGGGTGCAAACCTTTCTGGCCCCAAGATTGGCTCCTACATTGCCGATCACGAAAACTTGAAGATCCAAAAATGAGAATCCCTAAAGAGCCACTACAGCGGCAAGAGTTTTACATAGACGTTATGCAGAAATGCCTGGTATCTCAGGCTGAACGCTCTGCTATGTACTCTACGCTGCGCTCCTACTACCTCTTTGGCAGCGGCGTAGATGCGGCTCCCGCCCACTACAACAAGATCTACCCGCATATCGACCAACTGAGTAGCTTTATGTACTCAGCCGATACCACCAGATTCTCTATAAACATCGGCGCATCACAGCCAAAGTCATTCCATAAGATGATTCCGGCGCTCACCAAGGGTTTACACGACTATTGGCTGAACTCAAACGCCGATCAGGTCTTCGCCCAGGCGCTTAACTGGTCACTTTGCTACAACTCGACCTTTGTAAAGCTGGTCTGGCGCAATGGAATCCACCCCTACATGGTTGAACCACAGGTTTTTGGGGTGCTTCGGGAGGATACGCCCTATACAGACAGGCAAGAAGCCGTCCTGCAAGAGTATTACATGACCAGAAGTGAGCTTTATAGCCGTCTTTACGCCCATCCAAGGCGTGAAGAGATCATCGAGGCCATGTCTTTTGCCGAACAAGAGGTCAAACACTACCCAGAAGGGGTAGAAAGGCTTGTTACCAGTGCTATTGACCCCACAATCTACGGCAATGTGCAAATGAATCTAGCTGGATCACAGAATTACGTCCCCAGAATCGGTGAACCGACCGTCAAAATGTACGAATTGTGGATTTTTGACGATGAAATCAACGATTATTGCTGCGTAACCATCGCAGAACCCCGTGTAGTCATCTATGACCGCCCCTCTAAGAGCCTTTTCTTGGAAGGTGAGCAACCCTTCGTACAGGTCTGCCCAAGCCCTCAGTATGACTATTATTGGGGTCAATCTGAGACTCAAAGGCTCGTTTTCCTGCAAGAAATGCGAAATAAACGGGTTTCTCAGGTCTTAGAACTGCTGGATAAGCAGGTTTCCCCGCCAAAAGCCATTATGGGCTTCACAGGCATCTTGGATGAGAAGAACTTTGCGCTTAATCGCGCTGGTTCATTCATCTCTACCGATATGCCTAACGCCAAAGTCGAGGAATTTGCGCCAAATATCCCGAATGACATCTTCCGTGAGATTGCTGAGATCGACGCAATGTTTGCTGAAGCCTCGGGCATCACTTCTGTACTATCTGGACGCGGTGAAACCGGCGTTCGTTCTCAGGGCCACGCCAGTCAGCTTGCGCGACTAGGTTCTTCACGCGCCAAGCGTAGGGCGCTGATCGTCGAGGACAGCCTGGAGAAGATCGCTACCCTCTACCTCAAGATGATGCAGGTCTATGATGATACGGTTTATACAGATACTGATGGCAACAAGTTTATTGCTAGTCAATTCACAAACGATTTTGTGGTCAAGGTCGATGCCCACTCTAACTCGCCAATCTTCATGGAAGATCTGAGAGAGCTGACCTTCAACCTCTACAACGCTGGCGCTATCAGCAAGTCCCGCCTCGTCGAACTCCTTGAACCGCCGATGAAAGACATCCTATTAGATGATATTTTGAAGGCAGAGCAGCAAGCAGCAGCGGCACCTCCCGCCCCACCGGGAGGCGCACCAGAAGCACCGCCCGCCCCTCCTGGGGCAGAGGCACCTACTAACGCACAACCACCATTGAGGGCCGTGCAATGAACCAAAACTCAGGCGCAATGAACTCTGGATCTATGCTCAAACAAGGCGATCAGCCACGCGCTACTAGCCGTGATATTGCCTCTGAAAACAAACCGGCGTCTATGGCGTACATCCGTAGTCAGCCAAGAGGTGCTACTCTACGCACTAATCAATCCCGAGGAATGAAGCGGGGATAAACAGGGGCTAAGTGATTTTGCCCCTTTTTTGTGGTTGACACGATAGATATTTGTTATCTACCGTTAGCGCAAGATAGGAGTCGAGTATGGCAATTGGTTCAAAAGACATGATGGACATGATTAAGGCAG